GCCATCTTCTCTCTCTGATCATTTTCTTCGGGTGATCGCATGTCGAACCTGAGTGCCACGAACGCGACGCTGCGCGAGCTGAGGCGTCTCGGTCGCCTGGAGAAGATCGACGCGTCGTGGGTTCAGGCGTTGCGGTCGATGGCGCGGGCCTTGGACGACAACCCGTCGAATGCCGCCCTGTGGCGACAGTATTTGGCGGCTACCGCGGATCTGCTGGGAGCTGACGATGACGCTGACAGCAGTCTCAATGCCGCGCTCAAGGAAATCCGAGGCGCCGCCGAGATGGGCGACACCTCGCCGGCCTGACAGGGAGACGCTGGCGCCGCGGCTGGCGAAGGTGGCCCAGCTGCTGGGTCACAAGCTGATGCCGTGGCAGCGCATGATCGCCGATGTGGGGCTGGAGATCGACCCGTCGACCGGCCTGCCGGCGTACCGCGAGATCGTCGTGACGGTGATGCGGCAGTCGGGTAAGTCGGTTCTGCTGTTCGCGTTCCAGCTTGATCGCTGCTTGTCGTGGTCGGGGATCCGCCGGGTCGCTTATACGGCCCAGTCGGGGTTCGACGCGCGGAAGAAGCTGCTCCGTGACTACGTGCCGATGCTGCAGGGGTCGCGGTTGTGGCCGGCGGTGCGGGTCCGGCAGTCTCAGGGCGATGAGGGCCTTACCTTCACGGATTCCTCCGAAATCGCCGTTGTTGCGTCGAATCTGTCCGCTGGTCACGGAAGATCGTGGGATCTTGGGGTTATCGACGAGGCTTTCGACGACGAGGACGACCGTCGCGAGCAGGCGATCATCCCGGCGCTGGCTACGAAGGCCGACGCGCAGCTGTTGGTGGCGTCGACTGCGGGCACGGTCCGCTCGGCGTATCTGCGCCGGAAGGTGGAGGCCGGCCGGGTGGCGGCTGAGCTCGACTCGGGTTCGGGGATCGCTTATTTCGAGTGGTCGATTCCTGACGATGCGGACATCGACGACCCGGAAACCTGGTGGCGGTACATGCCCGCGTTGGGGTGGACGATCACCCCGGAGGCTGTGGCTCATGCTCGGGGTTCGATGTCGGATGGGGAGTTCCGCCGGGCGTTCGGTAACCAGTGGGTGTCGGGCACGGAGGGCTGGTTCCCGCCGGGGGCGTGGGGTGCCTGTAGCCAGGTGCGGGGCATTCCTGACCGCGCCGATGTGATCCTCGGTTTTGACGGCTCGTTCAGCAACGACTCGACGGCGCTGGTTGCGGTAGAGGTCGGTGACATACCGCATCTGGATGTGGCGGCCTGTTGGGAGCGTGCCGACGGCGCTGATGAGAGCTGGCGGGTCCCGGTGTTCGACGTCGAGGACGCGGTTCGTCAGGCGTGCCGCCGCTGGCAGGTTAGGGAGATCGTGTGCGACCCGTTCCGGTGGGCGCGCACTTATCAGATGCTCGAGGATGAGGGTTTGCCGGTTGTGGAGTTCCCGCAGTCACCGGCGCGGATGGTGCCGGCGACGCAGCGGTTCTATGAGGCCGTGCTGAACAAGACGCTGACGCATTCGGGGGACGCGAGGCTGGCCCGGCACATCGGCAACTGTGTGATCAAGACTGATGGCCGCGGTGCTCGGTTGGCGAAGGACACGAAGAATTCGCCCCGCAAGATCGACCTGGCGGTGGCCGCGGTGATGGCGTTTGATCGGGCGTCGCAGGCTCCCGAAATCGTCCCACGATCGAAGGTCTGGTAGATGACTCTCCTCGATGAACAATTCGGCATCGACGTCAATACGGTCAGGATGGAGCCGGTCCGTGAGCCTCGCCGGTTGCGTGGGCTGCGGTTCCCGGTTCTGCCGAAGGCGTCGTGGCTGGTTCAGGTCAGCGGTGGTATCGCCGCCCTGTCCGGCGTGTGGATGCAGTGGGGAACCGCCGTCGCCTTGATGGCGGGTGGAATTGCCACGGTCGTGGTCAGCATGCTTGACGAGTCGGGCATGCTCAAGGAAGACGACAAGGGCAAGGGCTAGACCCGACCATGGCGCTCGGGCAGCTGTTGACGCGGTCCACCAAGTACACGGCCACCGACACTGTCAGCGGCGCCACAGCCACCTATACCGTCCTGGACAACCTCGGCCCGGACTGGCCGACGTCGTCTGCCTATCAGGGCGCCATGTCGGTGCCGGGGGCATGGCGCGCCGCGAACTTGATCTCTGGGTTCCTGGGGCGTACCCCATGGCAGGCTTTCCGCAAGTTCAGTGACCGCGACGAGGAACTGCTCGAGCCGACGCCGCCACTGTTGGAGCAGCCGAACCCGCCCGATGCTCGGGTGGTCACCTTCTCTTCGTGGGGCCTGGATTACATCTGGCACGGCAACGCGATCGGGGTAATCGCAGCCCGGAACGCGCAACGCGTGCCGACCGCGGTTTACCCGGTGCCGGCGGTCAGCGTCGGGGTGCGGCGGGTGGCTCCGTTCATGGATTCGCCGCTGCCAGTGGGTGCGCTCGAGTATTCGGTCGGTGCGTTGAAGGGCCTCGGCTCCCAGGATGTGATCCACATTAAGGGGCCGTGCGAGCCTGGCGCGGTCCGCGGGCTCGGTGTCCTTGAGGCGCATCTGAACACGCTGAACCTTGCGACGGACCAACAGCGCCAGTCGCGCGGCAACGCCAACCACGGGGTGCCGTCCGGGGTGTTGGAATCGTCGAACCCGGACCTGTCAGACGATGAAGCGCGGGATCTTAAAACGGCGTGGATGAACACCCAGCAGACCCGCACCATCGCTGTTCTCAACGCGTCGACCAAGTTCACGCCACTGTCGTGGACTCCCGAAGAGGCGCAAATAGTGGAGGCCCGCCGGTTCACTCTCAATGAGATCGAGCTGATCTTCGGCTTGCCGGTGGGTTATCTGGGCGGCACGGACTCGTCCCGCAAATACTCGAACATGAGCCAGGATGATCTGAGCCTGTTGAAGTGGACCCTCTCGGACCCGCTGGTCCGGTTCGAGCAGACCCTGTCGCTGGCGTTCCCCCGCGGCACTGACGTGCGGGGCAACCTCGACGCCACCCTCCGGGCCGACACGTTGACCCGCTACCAGTCGTATGAGATCGCGCTGAAGAACGGCTTCCTGGACGTTGACGAGGTCCGCGAGTACGAGCACCGCCCGCCGCTACCTGAGAAGCAGCCCGAGGTCCCTGATGCGTTCAGCCAGGAATTCCCCCCGAAGGAGATCACCCCATGAGTGAGTCAACCACGGTGAAGAAGGCCGCGGCCAAAGAAGAGCCGAAGGCTGAGCCGAAGGTGTCGGAGCGGGACAAGCGGGTCAAGGCCGGGCTGTGCGTGGTCGACGACGAGAGGGCTCATGTTGGTCGCGCCGTTAACGGTCTCGTCTGCTCGGCGCATGCCATGCATTACCTGGCCGACGGGACCCCTCGGGGTAAGTAATGCCGTGGCATGTGGCGAAATCCGCGCAATGCCCCGCATCCAAGCCGTGGGGTGTGATCAAGGACGCTGACGGTTCCCTCGTGGCTTGTCACGCCACCGAAGCAAGCGCACAGAAACAGGTGGATGCCTTGTATGCGAACGAATCCAGCTATGGACGCTCTGAGGGGGAATCCTCGCTGGAGGTCCATTACCGGTCATTCACCCCAGATCTGCAGGTGCGGGCGAGTGATGGTGGACGCACCGTTTACGGCATCGCTGTGCCTTACAACGCGCCGACCCGCATCAATGATCAGCTCGTCGAGACATTCGCCCGCGGTGCGTTTGATCACCAGTTTCTCAAGCCGCAGAGGGTCAAGTTCGCCCGCGAGCATGTGCTACTCGGTGGCGAGATCATCGGTGCTGCATCCAAGCTGGCCAATGATGCGGCCGGTTTGTATGTCGAGATGCGCGTTGCTAACACCAAGACGGGCAACGACACACTCGAATTGATCAAAGATGGAGCACTCGACCAACTCTCGATCATGTTCAGAGAGGGTAAGAACCGGCGTCTAGGTGGCAATGCCGTGGAACGCCTACGAGCTGATCTGCGGGAGGTCGCCGTCGTCATGGAAGGCGCTTATGGAGAGCTTGCGACGGCTGCTGGCGTTCGCTCGGCGCAACTGCCACAGGCTGCCATCGATCTTGATCTGCGTGCACAGGCTGAGGAGTTCCTGGTCGGCGGTCTGCCAGAACCAAGCGATCACGATCTAGAGATTCGGAAGATCCGTCTCGGTCTTCCGTTCTGAATCATCACAGCTCGACCGACACCCCGGCTTCGATGCGAACACCCCGGCGTTAGCCGGCACCCTCGCAGTCGAAGTGCCGACACCCCGGTCACCGGAGCTATAGCCCATTCCGTGTGAACCGATGGAGGTCGGTCGATGTCCGAGAACGTCTATCTCAAGTCGCTGCGAGAGCAGTACGACGGGTTGAAGCAGAGCATCGAAGGTCTGCAGCAACGCGCCGCTGAAGCAAAGCGGGACCTCACCAACGAGGAACTTCGCTCCGTCATCGAACAGGGTGAGAAGGCGAAGGCCCTCTACACCCAGATCGAGGACCTGTCCGAGATCGAGCTGCGAAACGCGAAGGTCAACGAGATGGCCTCGCGGGTCACCGCCGCGACCGTCACGTCGGCTGAGATTCGCGAGAAGGAAGCTCAGCCGAACGGCGACGGCGACGGGCAGTTCCGTGGCCTCGGTGCCACCACCCAGGATCGGGACCCTGGTCTTTACACGGCCCTATCGAAGAACTCGTTCGTGGCGGACCAGTTCCGTTCGGCGACGCTCAACGACGAGGCGGCCAAGGCCCGCCTGACCCAGCACCAGAACGCGATGCGCGACAATGTCCACCTCCGTGACGTGCTCGGCACTGCGGGCGGTGGCGGTACTGGTCTCGTCCCGCCGGTGTGGCTGGCGGAACAGTTCGCGCCGATCCTGCATCGGCGGCTGCGGGTCGCGTCGGCGCTGCGGCAGGTGCCATGGTCGGGGCCGTTCCCGTGGACGATCCCCATCGCCGGTACGGCCTCCACGAACACGGTGGTGGCTGAAGGTTCCAACCCCACCGAGACGCTGCCCACGTACACGACGGTCACGGTGACCCCGCTGACAATCTCCGGGTTCGCCGAGGTGTCACGGCAGCTTCTGGAGGCGGCGAACCCGTCCGTCGACGCGATCATCTGGGGTGACCTGCTCGGCGACTTCTACGACCAGGCCGAGACGCAGACAATCGCGTCGATCGAAGGCCAGGCCAACATCAACCTGACCACTTGCGCTGACGGTGGCGTCACCACCAACGCGCGTAACGCGGTCCTCGACGCGATCGCTGCCGTGTCCGACAACGGTGGTGGCGACCCTGACATTTTCTTCGCCCGGCAGTCCCGGTGGACGTCGTATTTGAAGCTGACGGACACCGCCAACCGGCCGCTGATCATGCCGAGTCAGTCGTACAACCCGCAGAACGCCATCGGTCTGGGCAGCCTCGAGCGGGGCTTCCGGTCCCCGGTGCAGGGCACCCTTGAGACCGTGGAGGCGATCACCTCCCCGACGGTGCTCGCCACCCGCTCCTACGTGGCGAATAGCCAGGAACTGCTGTTCTCCCTGTCGCCGCCGATGCAGTTCTCGTTCGAGCAGCCAGCCGGCCCGTCCCTGATCCGGGTCGGGGTGTGGGGCTACATGGCGATGACGGCGGCCCGTCGGCCGAAGTCGGTCGCCCGCATCGCCTACACCACCGGCTGACAATTACTACGTGGCGGTCCCCGTCCTTCCCTCCCGGGAGCGGGGACCGTCGCATATCCCGGGAGGAAATATGCAGGACTTCAGGATTGAAGATGTTCAGCGCCTAGTGGTCAGACCTGGCGAGATCCTTCTGGTGACCATCCCGGCGCACACCACTGTTGAAGATGCTGAGTACATCAAAGGGATCTTCAAGGCCAAGCTGCCGGAAGGCGTCGAAGTCGTGGTCAAGACCCCGGACGTTGATGCCGCCGTCGTGGCTGGGGATACGGCGTGAGCATTCCCAGCACCGAGACCGACACCGGCAACGGTCAGGTCCAGGTCGCCTACCTGCACTCGTCGCGAGTTAGCCACTCGTGGCACGTGTCGATGCTGGGCATGCTCATGCACGACCTTGGCGCCAACGCCCGCCTCCTCCAAACGGGGGGGCCGCTCATGAAGTCCAGCACCTCGGGTGCGCTCGTGCAGGACCGCAACTGGTGCGCCATGCAGTTCCTCGACAACACCCCCCACGAGTGGCTGCTGTTCATCGACACCGACATGGGGTTCGCCCCCGACTCCCTCGACCGGCTCCTCGAGGTCGCCGACCCGGCCACCCGGCCTGTGGTCGGCGCCCTGTGTTTCATCTTCGAAGACGTCGCCCTCGACGGTATGGGCGGCCGCCGTATGACCGCCGCGCCGACGCTGTACCAGCTTGCGAAGAAGCCCGACGGTGAAGTGTCGATGGTGATGCGCAAGCATTACCCGGCCAACACCGTCCTCCCGGTCGCTGGCACTGGTGCCGCGTTCCTGCTGATGCACCGTTCGGCGTTGGAGAAGGTCCGCGCCGAATGGGGCGACCACTGGTTCGACGAGATCAGCACCGCCCGTGATGAGCGGGTCGGTGAGGATCTGGCGTTCTGTGGTCGGCTTGGCGCCGCCGGAATCCCCGTGCATGTGCATACCGGGGTGCGCACCACTCATCACAAGGACATTTGGGTGGGGGTGGAGGATTACCGCCCGGCCGAGTCGGGGTCGACGGGGATTCCACCGGCCACCGATGAGGTCGCGGTCCTCGTGCCGGTGATGCGCCGCCCCGACAACGCGGCCCCGTTCATGAGGTCGCTACGCGCCTCCACCGGCTTGGCCACCGTGTACGCGGTCGCCGACCTGACCGACACCGAAACCCGAGACGCGTGGG